ACAACTGGTACTATCACGTATCAAAAAGCAATTGTTATTAAACCTAATTGGTTTCAAAGACAATGGAATAAATTTATCATATGGTATAATGCATAAATTTTAAATGATTAATTTCAGTAAAAAGATTCTAAATTCTAACAAATTCAGACAGGCCGCAATCCACTTCCAGGATCACGGCCTTTACTGTTTTTCGCCAGTTGGCACTACAGAATACCTAGAATATTGGGATCGTGAGATGGTTAGATGCGTAGAAGGTTATACCGCTCCTGATGGAGATTGGATTAGCGGATATAACTATTTTTATTTGAATTATTGTCCCATACTAAGGCTAGTTGAGTTTGAATACAAGGATAGACACGGTAAAATCAAGATGCGTAGAGAGAAGAGTAGGGAATTCCCTGACTTCTATGACTATGATTACTATTACTTCTGTTCTATACAAGAAGCAGAGGATGAAGGTAGTCATATGGTTGTTTTAAAGTCTCGTGGTAAGGGTTATTCATTTAAAGGTGGGTCTATGCTTGATAGAAACTTCTATCTAATACCTAACTCTAAATCATATGCAATAGCTTCTGAAACTGAGTATTTAGTTCGTGATGGACTATTAACTAAGGCTTGGGACTATATGGACTTTATAGATGAACATACTGCATGGGCAAAGAAACGCCAAGTAACCAATACTAAGATGCATAGAAAGGCTTCTATTATAACTACTGATAGTATGGGTAGTCGTATTGAAGTTGGTTATAAATCTGAGATAATAGGTGTTACATTGAAGAATGATCCAAATAGGGCTCGTGGTAAGCGTGGAAAACTAATACTGTGGGAAGAGGCTGGTTCGTTTAAAGATATACTTCAAGCATGGCAGATAGCTAGACCTTCTGTAGAAGAAGATGGCGTTGCATTTGGTTTAATGTGTGCATTTGGTACTGGTGGAGATGAAACTTCTAGATTTGATGGACTAAAAGAACTATTCTATAATCCTGATGGCTACAATGTCCAATCATTTCCAAATATATGGGATGAGAGTTCAGATGGAAATAAATGCGCATTCTTTGTACCTGTATATGCAAACATGTCAGTACTAGATGATAGTGGTCTTAGATTGTTTATGGATAAGAATGGTAATAGTTTAAAGCAAAAAGCTATTGACTATTCACTTGTTCAAAGACAAAAAGTAATAGATGGATCGTCTGATTCTAGAGCAATTGATAGATATATTGCAGAAAATCCGCTTACCCCTCAGGAGGCAGTCCTTGAGTTAACTGGTAATATATTTCCTAAGAAAGATCTAATGATACAATTAGCATCAATAAGAATTAATAAGAAGATGCAATCATATAAACAAGTTGGAGACTTAGATTATGTTAATGGAGAGTTAGTTTGGACTATTAAAAAGAATGGTGATATTAATAAGTATCCATTAGGTAGAGATGACTCACATGAGGGAAGTATAGTTATATGGGAGCACCCAGAGAAAGACGCATCAAATCAATTATACATAGCTGGATGTGATCCATATGATCACGACAAGGCTGGTACTAATTCATTAGGTGCTACATTTATATACAAAAGGTTTCAGGACTTTGAATCATATTATGATATACTTGTTGCTGAGTATACAGGCAGACCGGATACAGCTGAGGATTATTATGAAAATGTACGCAAATTATTGATATACTATAATGCCAGGTTGCTTTATGAGAATGAACGTAAGGGTATATTTCCTTACTTTACCCAGAAACATAGTGATTACCTATTAGCGGATCAACCTGATATTATAAATGATATAATAGGTAAATCCACAGTACAACGTAGGAAGGGTATTCATATGAATGTACAGATAAAGGATTATGGCGAGGGGTTAATAAAAGAATGGCTTAATGAAGAATATGCACCAGGTAAAAAGACTTTAACCAAAATACTATCAGAACCATTACTTGAAGAGTTAATACAATACAATGATAAAGGTAACTTTGATAGGGTTATAGCATTAATAATGGTTATGATATATAGGCAACAATTGCATAATATACATGCTAAAAAAAAAGAAAAAGATTCAAGTAAAGTATTATTTGATCTACCTTTATTCTCTGATCAATGGTTTTCTTCATATGGAGATGATCATTTAAGTGAAATTGATTTCGGCGAAACTGACTTTGGTGCAGCAGATCCAGGATGGTTTTAATTAATAAATAAACTAACAATATGAACAATACAATAACAATGTTTCCTTCGCAGAAACTTCCATCAAAAAAGAAAAATAAAGAATGGAGAGAAGCATGCGTTGACTACATCATAGGAATGGGTGAAACTGTTCCATCTGGATCTGATAGAACTAATTACGAACAAATGCAATCATATTATGATCTATACAATAGTATATTTCATGAAGAAGATTTAAAGTATGTTACAGATCCATTTAAGCAACAGGACGGTTTTCCTGCTAGTCCACAAGATTTTAATATAATAAGGCCAAAAATAGATCTATTAATGGGTGAAGAGACTAAACATCCATTCAATTTTAGAGTAATAAGAACTAGCCAAGATGCTACTTCGGATGTACAAGATAAAATGAAGAAGATGCTTACTGACTATGTAATGGCTCAGACAATGGCTGGTATGTCACCAGTAGATGCTCAGCAATTTCAACAGAAGTTAGCAAGTGGAGAGATTATGCCACCTGATAAAATAGCATCATTCCTGTCTAAAGACTATAAAGATATTGCAGAAGAAACTGCTTATCATACTCTTAATTACTTAAAAGAAAAACTTGGTTTAACTCATGAGTTCTTTAAAGGATGGAAGGATGCTTTGATAGCTGGTAAGGAAGTGTATTATACCGGCGTAGTTAATGGTGAACCCCATCAGGAACGTGTTAATCCTATGTATTTTGGACACGATCATTCACCTGATATAGAGTTCATTGAGAATGGAGATTGGGCTGTAAGACGCATGAGAATGTCTTATACTGAGATATATGATAGATTGTATGATAAAATGGATGAAAAACAACTAGATAAACTAATTGAAATAGTTGGAGTATCTCCAAACGCAGGTGGTTATGGTAAAGATGCTCCTCCTGCTGATTATATACATTATGAGATGCATACAGTAACTGGACCTGGAGATGATAACATTAATAGGCCTAATCAGGTTAATTTATGGCATACAACATGGAAATCATATAAGAAAGTAGGTTTTTTAACTATTCAGGATGAAAATGGTGACCCGCAACAGATGGTTGTTAGTGAAGACTATATGAAGATAGGTACTGAACTTGGACTTGACTGGAAATGGGTTATTGAGGTATGGGAAGGCTATAGAATTGGTGTAGATCTATATGTTGGATGTCAACCACTAGAATATCAATTTATATCTGCAGAAAACTTTAATTCACAAAAATTACCATATTCGGGAGTTATATATAGTAATACTAACTCTGAATCTAAATCATTAGTATCTATTATGAAACCATTACAGTATATGTATATTATTGTATGGTATCGTTTAGAATTAGCATTGGCTAGAGATAAAGGGAAAGTAATAACAATGGATATTACACAGATACCTAAATCAATGAATATAGACCCTGCAAAATGGATGCATTATTTATCAGCAGTGGGTGTTAACTTCATTAATCCATATGAAGAAGGTTGGGATATACCAGGTAGAGAAGGTGGTAAGCCTGCTCAGTTTAATCAAATATCAGCCCTAGACTTAACAATGTCTAATGTTATTGAACAATATATTAGATTAATGGAGAAAATAGAAGATATGGTTGCTGAGATATCTGGAGTTAGTAAACAACGTCAAGGTGAAGTTATGGCTAGTGAACTAGTTGGTAACGTTCAACAGGCAGTTGCTAATTCGGCTTCTATTACTGAACCATTGTTCTGGATGCATAATCAGGCTAAAAGGAATTCATTACGAATGTTGTTGAATACTGCTAAATCAGTATGGAAAGATACTAGTAAGACTGAGTTGCAATATGTAATGAGTGATGCTACTAGAGCATTTATGAAACTATCTGATAACTTCTTCTTCGAAGATTATGATATATTTGTATCTGATTCTACTACTGATGCACAGAATTTACAGATGATTAAGAACTTATATCAACCTGCTATGCAGAATGGAGCTACATTATTAGATGTTGCTGAGATTATGACACTTGACAGTGTTACTGCGATTAAATCTAAATTGGCCGAAATAGAACAAACTAAACAAGAGCAAGCACAGCAAACACAACAACAAGAACAACAGAATCAAATGCAACAGATTCAAGCTGCAAATGAAACTAAGCAACAGGCAATTCAGATTGAACAACAAAAACTTGATCTTGATAAATATAGAATTGATTCTGATAATCAAACTAAAGTAACTGTAGCTGAACTTAATGCATATAAAGGTGAAGCTGGTCTCGATGCTAATGGCAATAATATACCAGATGTAATGGAGATAGCTAATATATCACTTCAACAATCTCAACATGAATCTGACAAGTTTGACAAACAAATGGAAAGAGAACAGAAAGCAAGGGAAACACAACTGAAGAGTGATACAGAAAAATTAAAGATACAGTCTGATAAAGAGATTGAAAAGTCTAAATTAGATTTAGAACAAAATAGATTAGATTTAGATAATAAAACACTTAGTGTACAGCAGACATTGCAGAGTATGAAGGATAAGGCCGCAATGGAACGTGAAAAATTAAAAGCAAAGACCGCAATTCGCAATAAAGTGGTAGGAGAGAAATAATATGGATCCAATTAATTTAAATAGACCAAGTCCAATTGATTTTAGTATAGTTCCTAGTAAGTACGATGTTACTCAACCACAAGGAAGTTCTTTTGATGTTTATAAACATTTACAGGATAGAGGAGTAAATCCAAATAAATTTACAGATTCTTTAAATTGGACTCCCACTCCTCAACCCAGTTCAACTACTAGTGTTTCTATTCCAAATCCTGTAAAACCAATACAAGCACCAGACGATCTAGTTGAACAGAATATTAAACAGAATATAGATAATCAATATGGTCCTGGTGGTGATAATAGTACTACTAGGGGAAATGCTGTTATAGATACTGGTACTAGAATGTTAAGCGGACTTAAAACATTTGGAGGTAGTGTCATTGGTGATGCG